GAACCGGCACCACCCGAGAAACCAGCGTTGGGCTCATTGAACATCGCTTCTCTGTAATCGCCAGAAGCAGGGCTACGCTCAGAACCATACTGAGTACGCATTGCGAAGATCAGTCCAGTAGGACCAGTCATCGGTTGAACGCCTGCAACGTCATAGGCGATCAGTGAAGGCATGGAACGACGGATCAAGCTGATCAGCACAGGATCGAAACCTGCGTTAGGACCAGTTGCAGTCGCACCGCCACCGAAACCACCTGTACCAGAGGTAGCAAGAGTTTCGTTAAGCATTTGAGCTTCTTCTGTAGTAGCTCTTTCTTGGTTTTCTAGGAGTTGAGCAACGACGCCACGCTTGTGAGAATCAGTAATCTCGGGACAAGAATCGTGATTCAGGACGGGTGCCCACTTCTCCTGGAGTTGTTTAATAGACATTTTAGTTTCCAGTTTTAGTAGTTAGGGTTAAATTATTTGGACCAGCGAGCAAGGGCATCAACGTATTTCGACATTGAACCGCTCGTGGTGTCTTCGACAAGGGGTGCCGAAACTTCTTCGGTGGGTTCAACTGCATGAGCAGTCTCAGCCTTTCTAGTGAAGTAGGATTCCTTAATCGTATTGACCTTATTTCTAAAGTCATCTTCAGTTTCAAACTCAACACCCTCGGCTAAAGATGCAAGCTTCTCCTTTTGGGTTTCAGCAAGACCAGTAGCACATTCGTTCACAATTTCCATTTTTACAAACTCGCCAATTCTCTTATTCAAGGAGATGTTAGCGTCGATTTGCTCGTTGAGTTTAGCTTCCATATCATCAATTTCTTCAACCATGCCATCAAGCATGTTGAACTTTTCTTCGGGCACCGTAAAGTTGTGCTCTAGGAAAAGACCTTTTAGGCCAGAGAAGAATGACTCTGCCATCTCAGTTTTAATACCATGCTCGATCTGGAGGGAGTTCTCCTTCATCCAAGATTCTGCAGCATATGAGAGATAGTCATCAACCTTCTCGGCCAATTCTGTTTGAATCTTTTCAACTTCTTCAGTTAAGGTAGATTCAAATGCTTCTGTCAACGCTTCAACTTCTCTATTAACACGACTGGTTACAGCTGCTTCAAAGATAGTTGTTGCTTTTACACGGAACTCTTCTGAGAGTCCTTCACCAGCGACAAGAGCGTCAACATCTTCAGTAAAGTCGAGGTCGGTTTCAGCGATGATTTCTTCTTCACTTTCCGTTTCCTCCGTCTTAGCAGATGCGTCACTGGGTTTTGTGGAAGGAACGGGTGCCTTACTTACTGCCTTAGCAGCAGAAGCGCCTGCGTTCTTGGTGCCCTTAGCACCTTCTTCCGAGTCCGAAGTAACAGTTACCACTTTCTGCGACTCATCTTTGAGTGCAGTTTTTTCGCCAGGTTTAGCGTCTTTGGTAACTACGTTGGAACCTTCGGTCACTTGGTCCATATTATCTAACTCTTTATCGAGTGAGGTCTCAGCCATTTGTTTGAACTCCGTTATGCATTAGCGTTGTCTTTATTTATTTATAATTCACAGACTCTTTAAAAATACTGCAAACGCGGAGATTTTACGCTCCTGCAGATTGATAAGGGTTGCTTTATCAATTTTTTGTTTGATTTGAGCAATAGCAGACTCTTTAAGGATGCCATTATCCCAAACCCATTCCTTTCCTTCCATAATACCGTCAACAAATGCATCGGGAGCAGAAGGATCTGCTACAATATCAGCAGCAGTAGCAAGCATAAAGTCATCTGCGACGACATTACAACCTTCTTTTTTAACTAAAGAACCCATGCCTCTAGAAGAAACGCCAAGACTGACGCCTTCAGAAAGAAGATTCTTCGCAATATTACCCATGGGAGTATCAAGAATTTTTGCTCTACCAATGAAGTTGTTTCCATCTTCTTTGAGAGATTCGATCTTATGCGACACTCTATCAAGATTGATAGAAGGACCATCGGGGTGACCTAATTCTCCAAGGGCACGCCCCTTTTGAATGTAGTTCTCGCTGTATTTAGCAACTTCGCGTTGTAAAGTCGGTAACTTATACATGCGACCATTGCGGTTTTGCAGTTCTGCCTGCAAGAAGATACCTTCGATGAAGTAATTCTTCTTTCCTTCATTCTCTTCACAGAGAAAATTTACTTGAGTAATTTCTTCAGCTATCAGTTTCATTTTCTTCTGGGGTTTCTTCTGTTTGTTCTTCGGCAGATGCCTCGGTAGCGGGAGGTTCGTGTGGTTGACGTTCATCAACTTCTACATTTTCCACATCACCTGTATCAGGTAAACTATCTGCAATTTCATCTGCAGAATCCTGAGCAGTATCATCTAATTCAAATCCCATACTTTTTGCAAAATCAATCTTGCGCTGTTGGATAGCATCAAAAGATGCAGCACCTAAAGCATCATTAATAGAATCAATTGCAGATGATTTATCGTCGCTAAAGATTTGTTTTACAATATTTTGTGAAATTTCGCTAGGCATAATAATGTTCCCACTATATAATATTTAGTCTATTTAAAATTCACCCCTACGGGCATCACTTGGTTCAACTGCGGATTCTTCATTAGGTGCTACTTCTGCTGGTGGTGCTCCTCCACCTCCATTGCCAGCAGCCATAGCGGGATCCATTTCCGCATTAGGATCAGCAATAATACCTGATTCCATCTCATCAGCGATTTGCTCATCAATCTCTTTAATCTCTACATCGGTTTGTTTTAGAACCTGACGACGAATAAAGTCTACTGAGAAATACTTCCCAACATAAGGATCCATAACGTTTACTTGATTCATACGCTCATTACGAATCTCAAGTTCTTTGAGTTCTGTGAAGTAATTATCGGCAATGAAATCAAACTGAATATGGTTCTTCAGATCTTCCCATTCTTCAATGGACATAATGCCCTTAAGAATGAGTTGTGTTTTTAAAAGATCTGTAAAGAGTTCAGAGAAACGCTTGCGAAGACGAGCGATAAACTTCTGGAACTTAACTTCATCTCTAGTAATTTCAGCAGCACGACCAATGTTAAATGTGGTCTCTGTTTCTAAACGGGAACCAGGAACATTGAGTGACTTATAAAGTTTCTTCTGGAAATACTTTACATCCTCAAGTTCGCCAAGATTCTGCCCACCAGGAAGTGTGGAGATTTCAGTACCTCTACCACCTTCTCTACGTGGTAACCAGAAGTCTTCCATCATGGACATAAACTTCTTGTCGTCTTTAATCTCACCAGTATTTGAATCATAAACCATCTTGTTACGATAGCGACCCATAACTTCGCGAAGATATTGCTCCGCTTTGTTCTTAGGGAGATTACCAACATCAATGTAGAAAATTCTACGCTCAGGTGCTCTACTTAAACGATAGATAACCAGAGAATCTTCAATCATTCTCAGTTGGTTGACTGCCTTAATCGCCTTATGCAGATGACTAAGAGTCATGTTTTTGTTCAGGTCTTGAATACCTGAGTGACAATAAGTGATAGAATCAGTAGTAATCTTCATACCCTGATTAGTCGAGTTCTTCAACCCCTTTGGATTGTATAAGAAATACTCTGCTGATTTTTGTGTGAGTTGAGTATTGAGATCTACACCACGTAGTTGCTCTGGACGTTTTTGCTCATACTCAGTTACCTTGCGAATCTTGCGAGGATCGATATATCTAAGTTCTGTTAGACCACCATTAGGATCTTTGGGGTCAATTACTTTATGATAAAATAATCTTCCATCAACATACCAACGACGGAAGATTTCATATGAACGATTTTCAAAATCTAAGAGACGAAGAACTTCATCAAATTCCTCTCTCATAAGTTTTTTAATTTTATCCGACACCTTGAGATTAGAAAGTTCTAACTCAACTGGAACATCGTCAAAGTTTCCACAAATAGTCTCATTGACGATATCATCAACTGCACTATCACACTCTGGTTGCATCACCATCTCTCTATATCGAGTGATGAGTTCATAATCATTACGAATTGATCCATCAAAATCGACAGAATATCCGTAGTATCCGCCACCTACAATAGGTTGCGAACCATCCATTTTGTCTTTCTGAACAAAAGAAGGCCCCTTAGGGACCTTCTTCGCTCTTTCAAGTGAAAATCCGAAGAGCTGTGACATTATAATCTTAAGTTAACTGATCCTGATCTATTTATCAGGTATCGGCATCCTTATCTTTCTTGGAATCTAAAGGAGTCCAGTATTGAACTTGGAGTTCAACTGTAAACTCTTCAATAGAATCGTTGTTACCGAAATCAAGATCGATAGCAGCAATATTACTGGGGAATACATTGTAGAATTTGTAGGACTTAAGAACTTTGGGTTTCTTGCCACTCTTCAAATCGCGTGCTAATTGATGAACTTTCATATCAGCAAAGTAACCGCTACTGTCGTCACGATTCCCAAGACCACCAGCAGAAGTAAAGTTTTCGTTGTATGCCTGAATACTAGAAGACCAGAGTTCAAATGCGCTGCGAAGAATAAACTTGCTGTCGTTTTGAATTGTAATCGTCCAAGGTTCGAAAGTTCTATCTCCTGCAATCTTCAGGACTCTTCCTCTAAAAGGAACTTCAATAACACCAATCTGTGAAGAAGGAAGATTTGCTGCACGAACAGTAAACTTACCTAGTTTAACAGCGTCAGCATTGTCAATGATTCCTGAGGGGAAAGCGATATCTACTTGGAATAAATTGGGTCTTGCAAAATCAGATGTGACATTTGCTTTAAAAGCGTCAATTGTTCCTCTTACTGCCATGAGTTAATACCTGTACTCGTCACATATATTTAGACTAATTGATATTTTCAGACAAAAAAAGAGACCCCGTAGGGTCTCAGAAGAATGTTAATATCTAATCAATTAGCGACTTCAGTAAACGAAACACCAGTTCTTGTTGCGGTGAATGTCAGTGAAATGTAGTTGATAGTACGTGTTGGTTTTACATAGATTTCTGCATAAAACTCACCACGATCAACTGATTCAGGTGGGTTGTTGTCGCTATCGCACTTGACCAAGAAGTCAGTTACACCACGACGACCTTGAACTTCACGCATGTAAGGTTCAACGATGTTCACAAACAAGGAACGTTGTGCCTCGTCATTCTGTTCAAACAGTTGTGCCTTAGCAGCACCACCAATAACACGTTCGATAGTCAAGAACAAACGGCGAACGTTGATACGATCAAATGCTGATGCAAAAGATTGTGCAGTCTTATCACCATAAAGGACTACGCCTTGACCAGGGAAAGAAACAATTGGATTGACACGAGCAGAATACAAACGGTCACGTTGAAGTTTGTTAGGAGTATATGCAAGTTTGATTGCATTTCTCAATGTACCACGTTGGAAACCAGCAGGAGAGAACCAAGGTTCTGCAACTTCAGTTGTCTGTAGGCAAAGTCCAGCAACGTCACCGTTACATGGGACATAGCGATAGACATCATTGTACTTATCGTAGATATACTTATAACCAGAATCAAAGACAATGTAAGAACTAGATGGCAGTTTATCAAAGAAATCGATAATATTATCTGTTGCCGAAGATGCGTTAGCAACACCAATTACATTAGCACGACGAGGAGATACAAACAAGATGCAGTCACGGCGCTCTTCAACAATGTTTGCCAAAGATGTGACCTTAGCTAGTGCTGCTGAATCATCAGGACCAGAAGGACCAGTCAGGAAGAAGTCAACAGTTTGGGACTCAGGATCAGACAGCAGTTCGTATGCAGTTGCAACATCAATATTGCTAATTGTGTAATTACCACCACCAACTGCGTAGTCAGCACCACTCTCAAGACGATAGTAGAAAGTAGCGTTGTTCTTAGAACCTACAGTTGTACGACCTTCAGGATATGAAGTTGAACCACCAGATGAACGGAGTAAGTTGAACTGACGTGCGTTAGCAGCTAATCCCCAGTTACCAGCAGCAGCAGAAGCGGTAGCATTAAATACTCCAGTCTCGTGCTCACCCCAGAAGATGTACTGGGAGCGTTGCTTAATTACATTAGTATAGAAGTTAGTCTCACCAACAGAAGTTTTAGCATCCGATGCCTTAGAAACACCAGTGAAACGCTCAAGCAGAGCACCAGTTGTTCCAGTAATTCCACCATCGATGTCAACAACGACAACATGCAGTTCATCACGGAATCCACCTGCATTAGTTGCAAAGAGTGAAGTACCAGGACGAGGAGCAACGTTTACCCATTTTACACCAGGAAGATACTCACGCTCATCATATTCGTTACGGACACTAGTGACTGCAATTGCAGTGGAGTTGGTATCAGCAACACTGTCAGCAGCGGCGAAGGCAATGCTACCTTTATCTAAACCAACGTACAGACGACGCTCAATAGTTGTATTGATGGCAGCAGTATTAGCTCCTTGAGTAATTACTTGACCATCAGCAAGAATACCAGTGACACCACCACCAGGAAGACCAATTTCAAGTTTGTTGTTAGCAGGATCCCAAGCGAGAACGGTAACAGTTTCATCAGAACCAGAAATACTAATAGTTGTAGTTGCACCAGGAACAAAGTCGCCAACAATAGTGTCGACAGTAAGAACAATGCTATACTTAAAAACTTTACCAGCGGCACCTGATGCTGCAGCAACTACTTCATCAGCAACAAACTCATGCTCGTTACCCGAACCAGGAGCAGGGAGAACTGCAATCTGGTCAGCACCAGCGTCTGTTACAAAAATACCGAT